GGTGTCCATTTTGCACCTACTTCGTCTAATAATAATTCTATTCGCGATGACAAACGACCTTCTTCCCCAGAACAATACCACATGTATATGTCTGCTGGCCAACCCCCGTGATAAGTATAAATTGATGATACAAATTTAGCAGCTACACGAAAGGACATACTTACTGTCGCTGCTGATGTGTCTCCATTTAACACTTTTAACAAAATGTCGTGTTTATCACTTTCGCTCACATCTGGCATTTTGTCGACATTTAGTGTTATTTTAGAATTTGTTAGCGCACTATACAATTCATCTGCGAATGTCGGATCAGTAATGTTAGACACTACATACGGGTGATGCAGCAAATACTTGTATAGTGCGTTTTCTGCTAACGATAAGTTCATAATGCTTAACTAAAAGTCCGAAAACAAATCTTCATTATCTTCACGATGTCCTTCACGAAATGCCATATTTGTTTGTGTTTCACGAACTTCAACACGATAGCACCACAGCCGCTCAGCTTCACCTTTGCCCCACTTATCCGGAATAAAAACACCGTTGACATATTTATACAACATGTCTGCTAATGCTTCACACCCTAACTTTGGCAAGCGTGTTAGTTTAGCAATTCCACGCTTCTCCATTTCTAGATACAAATCTAGATGCGGGTCATCTTCGGCTACCAAAACCCTATGATCAAACAGCTGATCTAAAAAGTCTTTTAATTCGCCCAGGCCGCCGTAATCAGCAGCCCAGTTACGAACATCAAGATCGTTTGTACCAAAATAAAACTTTATCGAAAATGCGTAACCGTGCAATATATTACAGTGACTATCTGCGCGCCACTGTCTATATGCAACTGGAAACTTATCAACGTATTCCTTTGTGCTAGTGTATTTATATCGTGTACTCATACGTTTTATCCTTACATTGTATTTATCATTGTTATAACACCCAAGTTATAACTATTCGATTAAAGTGCATATTATACAACAACACAAGCGAAAAAAGCAAACACTTTTTAAAAGCTTTGCTTATTGCTTTCGCTTGGATTCTTCTGCTTCAAATATACGCTTTCTAAGTGAGCTAGAACTAAAGCTGTGGTCTCGGCGGTTGTATATCACTTTTATATCTTCTATGTCACACCCTGTAAAGTTTTTGCCTTTGTATTCGCTTCCAATTATACGAAAATCTGGTCGTATCATTAAAAGAAGATCTACAAGTTCTTGTTCTGTTGCATAAGGAATGATATAGTCGACGTCTTTCAATGCTTGTAATTGAACCCATCGCTCAAATACCGTTTGCACAGGCTTATTTTTTTCTGGACGATCAATTGTAGGATCTGTTTGCAATCCCACAATTAGAATGTCACAATAAGCCCTTGCTTCACTTAGCATTGCACAGTGTCCGGCATGTAATAAATCAAAACAACTAAATGTTATTCCAATTGTTTTGCCTTGTTCTTTGTGTTTCATGATTTTGTCTAACATTGTGTGTCTCCTTTCAATACAAATACATGACAGCCACTTCAAAGTCGCCAGATATTGCTCCTAAGAGTTAGCAGCCCATTGAGTTTGCTATAGACATAAATTCTTGGCGTGTTGCAGGGTCGTTTTTAAACGCGCCGCTCAGCTTGCTTGTTACTGTTGAACTACCCGTGTCTTCAACACCACGCGCAGCTACACAAAAATGCTTTGCATCAATTACAACTGCAACATCATCTGTTTCCAAAATAAAACATAATGCAGCATGAATTTGTGCTGTTAAGCGCTCTTGAACTTGCGGGCGCTTCGAAAAATATTCCACTAAGCGATTCATTTTTGACAAACCAATCACTTTTTTCTTTGGTATGTACGCAACCGTTGCTAAACCGTCGATTGTAATGAAGTGATGCTCGCATGAACTCATCACGTTAACATTCTTTTCTATAATCATTTCGTCGGCTTCGAACTTGTTTGCAATTGCTGTACACTTTGGAAATGTTTCGTAGTCTAATCCATAGAAAATTTCACTCACATACATTTTAGCTACACGCTTTGGAGTATCTTGTAAACTGTCATCTGTTAAGTCTAACTCCAGTGTTTTCATTATTTCTGCGAAGTGGCGTTCAATGGTAGAAATTTTTTCTTTTACGCTTAACCCATTGCTGCACATCGGTGTTTCAAGGCCAAGGCTGATTAAATGGTCGCGAACCTTTTTTCCTAATTCGGGGTCGCATTTGTGTTTATTTAAAGACATATTACCTCCTGTAATATTTTTAATTGATTACTATCCAACCGCTTGCTGGTAGCATAGTATTTATACTTTTATGACAAGTTTTTTGCATAAAAGCGACTTATTTTACACACTAAATGGATATGATATCGCAGGGTGGTGTTGATATCCTACCACTTCGAAGTCGTCGGTGGTAACCCATGTTTCGATATCTTCTAGTGTTTTAATGTCTGGGTTTATATTAAGTTTTGGCAGCGGATAAGGTTCGCGCTTTAATTGATCTTTGAATAACTCAAGCTGGTTTTCATAAACATGACAATTTATCATTTTGTGATAAACCTTGCCTGCTTTATGTCCTGTGATCTGGGCCATTAACCTTAATAAAACAACTGTTTGTGGCATATTAAACACTAATCCAAGTGGTACGTCAACTGATCTTTGATATGACGTCAGATATAAAGTGTCGCCTACTAAACTAAAAGTGTGTGTATGCATACAAGGACGCAAACAACCTAAGTGAAATTCGCCCGGATTGTAAAATGTTAAAATCTCGCCGCGGTCGTCGATGTTATTGTGCAAGTTATCATATACTTTGCGCAATTGATCAATTACTTTGCCGTCGGGCGACTGCCATGAGCGACCTTGCACGCCATAAACTCGGCCCATATCATCTTCGCCTTTGCGTGCAGGGTTATTTAACCAGTCGCTGTTTTCGTTGGCATTTGCATTCCATGTGTTACATCCTAACTTACGGAAATCAGCAGCAGAACTATACCCACGCAAATATCCAAGCAATTCTGCAATCGCAGATTTCCAATACGCTTTTCTTGTAGTCACTAACGGAAATTCGTTCGCGTCGTACTCAAAGTCTGCATTTATAACAGTTAAGCAGCGAGTTCCAGTTCTTTTATTGTCAACCCACTGTCCTTCAGCTAAAATTCTCTTACCTAATGCAATGTACTGATCCATATAATACCCTCTGTGTAAAGTGTGGCGGAGTTACCCGCCACACTAAGCATTAAATTTCGCACTGACCAGCAGTACATGCCAGTTCTTGCGAGCCTTTTGTAGTGTCTTCTTTTTCGTATTCTTCGAACTTAGACCAGTCAATTTTAGGAAATGATGCAGCAAGTTTTTCATATTCGTCTGCGCCAATTTCTTCGTATGGTGCTTGTTTATACGAGTGATCACTGTAAGGCAAGAAACTAACACCCGAAATGTCGTCGAAGTTTTTATATAGCCAATTGCCAATTTCTAAAAACTCTTCGTCTTTATAATAAACAGTAATCGACGGTTTGTGTTCACACCAATGGTCGTAATAAATTTTCCACAACTCTAATTGCTTAGTTGCGTTTACGTCCGACACCTTAGTTGACAATTCTGGCGACTTTATTGGAAAACTAAATACCATCACATCGCTGCTCAAATGATCTAATTCGTGTGGAACACCTTGATCAACTAAAAACTGTGTTAGTGGATCTTTAATATCGCTCCTTACACGACGAATATAATATTGTGAAAAGCGAGGGTGAATTCCAGACGCTGTGTCAGTCAATTGCGAAACTGTGCCCGATGGCTTAACACAAGTGATTGCAGCAGACTGGTTAATTTTAAGCTTTTTAGCCCATTCTTTGTTAGTGTCAATTGCAACTTGACGCAAATATTCTAAAACTTCAGGTAAGGTTCTGCAATCAGCATTTCCGTACCACGATTCATCAAGTTTATCAATTTCCCCAGACATAAATGGGTGATCCATAATCCCTGTCATAGACACACCTAATAGGCGTTCTTCTTCTGCGTTTTTCTTCCACGCTTGTCTCAAATATTTGAAGTCAGTTAGTGTGCTTTGGAATGTACCAATAATTGTTGCAACCTTAACTTTATGTTCTAGCTGCTTTAAGGTATCGGTTGGACGAATGACAACTTCTGACAAGTTACAAAAGCTGTGTGGTCGCAAAATAATTTCGCTGCAAGGATTAGTTCCAAAATCCCAATTAGGGTCTCGTCGGCCACTTTCTGCAGCTTTTCGCTGACTAGCCACACGAGAAAAAATCCCGCGCTCGCCTGACTTACTTTCGTACAATGCATGCCATTCATTTAAGAAAAATTCAAAGTCTGGCTTTTCTGTATAACAAGCAGAATTGTTTGCTAATGCTCGCTGTGGGTTTTCTTCCCACCATTGTCCTGTTTTTGCTCGACGAATACGATCGTCTGTTGGGTTTGATAGAGAAATTAATGCAGAACGACGAACACCGCCAACAACAACAATTTCTGCAATTTTACAACAAATGTCATGACATTCAATAGAAGTCAATTTTCGGCCTTCGGCATTAATAAATACTTTTTTAACAAACTCAAATAAGTTATTAAGTGGTTCTGGGCCTGAGCTGCGACCACCAAATACTTTTAATGGTGCGCCTGCTGGACGCAATCCCGACAAATCCCATGTAATATCAAAGTTGCCGTTGTATAATTCAAAAATCAAGATTCGTAGTGCAGAAGCCCAGCCGTATTTAGAATCATGGACAATAATTTTATTTGCTTGTTTGTCGATGCGGCTAATTTCTTCTTTTGGAACACCAGGGTAATTTTTGTTGTTTGCCAAATAACCGCGTCTGTTTAGTGGCTTTCCAACTTTAGGCAGGTTGTTAACATACTGTCGTTCAACACTGAAGCCGACACCTGTGCCGCACATCAATATGTACATCAGCTCGTCCCAGTCGACAGGATTTTTCAGATGTATTTCGACAGGAGAATCAATTTTTTCATGTTCAAATGTAATTGTTTCGCCTTCGCCACTAATTGTTGTAAACGAACAGTTGTACCCAGCAACATTGTCTCGTGCTAGAGCAGGACCGGCAGTCATATTTGCTCGCATACTTCCCATAACTTCGAGGTTTTTTTGCAGGTCGAAACATTTGTCGATGTCTTCTGCAAATTGTGGGTATCTTTCTTTCCAAAAGTTTGCAACTCGTTCACAAACTTCTTCCCATGTTTCGCGTCGGTTCTTTTCGGGAATCCAACGGCAATATCTTGATAGTGCGACATAGCGACTATAGTCAGGGTTACTTGTTTTTTCAAACCCCCCTGAGTTAAACTTAATAACATTGTCCATAATAAATATTCTCCTTTTTTTAATTCTATAGCGGACTATTTATCATCCGCTTCTTAAATGTGTGATCTTCATAAACTACCGTCACTGGATAATATTTTGCCCATTTCGGCCTCACAATATTATGATTATAATAGTGTGTTGCACCTTGTGTATTATCCTGTATGTAACCTAGATATGTATAAAGTGCTATTTCGTAAGACACTTTATACATATTCTTTTCTTTTAATACTAATTGATTTTCGTCGTTTATAAACGAAGGTGTCCAATCGTGTCCTTGGCAATACCACGAAAATTGACAAACACCGTTTCTTTTTTGCTTAACAACACCACAAATGGTTGAAGGGAAACGCGAATCTTTAACACGATTTAATGTCACGTAACTAACAGCAATTTTTCCTTGGCGTGACTGATCCCTTGCTTCATAATAAATGTTGTTTGTTAAACATTTGAGTTCGGATTCGCTGCCTTCAGGCAACGAAAACCTAAAGTTTATTTCTTGATAATTGTGATTATTGAACGATACTGCTGGTTCTTTGTGTATGCTTGCATTATTGCACATCAAATTAAAAACAAACAACACACTACACAACATCTCGTTCATTGTTTCACTCCTTTTTATCTTCTAGCTTTTCATAATCAAATTGCCCACGAACTTGTGTATAGAAGAATTTTCCTTTGCTATCTGCGTTTAAAAAATCTTCAAACAACTTCTCGTCTACATCAAAGTATTGGTATGTGCTACCACTATTGAATGTGACTTCGAGCAGCCCGGCTTCAAATCCAATTTGTGATATATTTGAACTTTCAACCTTCTTTTTAATCATCTTTTGCGTCCCTTATTATCATTTTGTTTTGTGTGCAGTCCGGCAAAGCTTCTGCTTGCATACAAAAAGAGAGTGCATCTTCTTCGTTATAAAATGTAAAATTTATTGCTCGCTGGCCTTTGTAAGGCTTAAATGTTATTGTTACCATTGAGGTAACTTCTTTTGCAAGCCGCTTTAATTTAGCTGCCCGACAACCGTATTGTTTTGTTATGTATGTTAATGTTGTAGCCATAGTTGCCTCACCTTTCAATAATAAGGTGTGGGTTTTATCCTACACCTTATAAATCTGTATTCTTATATATAATTATACAGAATTAATGTGGCAAAATCAATCACGATCTTTTTGATTAGACACAAACTCGTTTAACAGTGTAGCAACTGCAACAATGTCATCGGCTGTTGGCGGTTTTGCTGAGGCCACATTATTGGCATGCTTACTAATAAGCTCTTTGTCTTCATCACTTAAAGAATTATTGCTTAATATCGACTTAAATAGCTCGTTTTGTTCAAGCAAAAATCTATATTGATCACATTTAATGTTATATGCCAATTCTAGTAAATTTAGACGAATTTCATATGGGGTTTTTGCGTGTTTCATGTTGTGTTCTCCTTTGTTTGTTTTTGTTTGTAGTTATTGTGTTGCAAGTTTAATGCCACTTGCTTGGGCAAGATAGTGTTTTTCAATTTCAGCAGGTGCTTCGTGTAAAAACGCAACCGAATGCTTGTAAACAGAAACTGTGCTAACTAAGTCAATGTTGTATGCAAGTGCAATCGGAGCAAATGTCAGCGACATATTACCTTGGCCATCGACTGGTTGCAATAATAGTCTCAGTGGTCGCTCAAGAATAAAATCTTCGCTAGATTCGTCGACTATTTTAGCAATAATTTCGTCGCCAGTAACTAGCTTAATCGACATAACTTTATCTTTGTGTTCTTGTGTTAATAACATATTTACCTCTCATTTGTATTGTGTTAAAACTGTTGATTTGTATCTGTGTAATACTTTTATCGTTTTAGCAATTGTATTTATATTAATAACCTTTCCTAGCTCATAATTCATGACTCCGCCATCTTCTAACACAATAACAAGATATACATCATCAGAATCATCTATAAGCCATAAATCAAAATTCACATTAGTTGATATTTGTAATGTATATGCTATTAACAACGATATCGAACTCTGACATGACCAGCCATGGTGCAAAATCTCCCACGGAGATGGCCACGATTCTGGTGTATAGTAGTCTATGTAACGACGAGCTATCGGGATCGTGCTAAAAAATTTTGCAATCTTTTGAATTTTTTTCTTTTTAGGCAATTCGTCTATCGATTGTCTAAATTCCCGCCAAGCAAATATACGGTCAGAACTGCTCAAATTGTTCCAATTTTTCATCTTAGAATTTTGTCCAACGCTTTGTCATTGTTTTTAATGTTACTGTGTTTGGAAAATTGTGTACATATCTAACAACTACTTGTCCTGCAGAATATGCAGCTTGGAACGTAATGTTGTTAGACATGTTTGACACTTCGTTGTTATCATCAACAAGAGATGCAGTTGCTAATGTTTGATCTACTGCAATTGTTAATTTACCTACTGAGGTATATGAGTTTGTTCCACTTGAGAATGAAACTGAATAATCGATATTTATGATATCGCTTTCAGAAACATCAAATGTCAATTCTGGGATTGGGGACGAGGCAGGGCTCGACGGCAATAAATTAATCGAAACTGGCTGTGCAATGATGTCTGCTGCAAAGCCAGTTGCTAAATCTGACGCTTCGGTCAAAATCATTAAGTTGAGGTTGGACGTAGTTAACCCCTGTGCAGACACAAAATTAACTGCCGACGAAACTGCGTTTGCAAATGCATGTGTTGATGCCAATGCAAAACCGTCTGTGTCTAATGTTAGTGACGCGCCAGTAACTGTTGACAAAACATACGCTTGTAATCCTAATTGGGTTAAACATGTATTTACAACGTCAACATTATTAAATCCACTTGCTGGGCGACCTGCTACGACAAGTTTGTCGTCTGCAACATTTACAATAACTTCTAATATTTCAGGCTGGCTTTCTAGCGTATTCTTTAATGCTGTTATTGTTGCTTCTGCTAAAGGTAACTGACCTGGGTCTACTGTTGAAACTACAATATCGTTGTCCATGTGTGTTTGCACCGTTGCAAACATATCAGAACTAAATGCATGTAGACCTGGTACAGTTTCTGTTGGTTCTTGCCCAATAAACAATTCTTTAGTGTCAAGACAAAACCCTAATTCGCCGGGACGCAAAGGCTGCGGTAAATCAACTTTTCGTCCTCGACGGTGCTGTATTCTTGTAATTGTAATATCTGCCATAACGTCCTTCTTTCTTTAGTGTATTTATACTTTTTTTACAATTATTGCTTATTAATTTGAATAATACAGTGACACCCTTTCAAGCCATTTATTAGTCCACATTTCAAATTCACTATCTTCGATTATAAATTCCATGTAATTGCCACTATGACATGCCATCATAATAACACCTTTGTTGATATTTGTGTTATACAATTTGTTGTGTGCTAACGCATACGCAGTTAATTGTAGATAGTAATCTTCGACATATTCTTTTAGTTTATTTTGGCGACTATTCTTAAAGTCTATTATGGCTGGTGTTCCTTTGTGTATCCCAACCAAATCTGTTGTTCCGGCATATAACTCTGGGTAGTACAATGGAACTTCTGTCCCCCACACTTCGTCAACATGTTTAAGCCCGTTATTTATAATCAACTTTGTTAACATTTTTGACATGACTGTGCCGGCGGGCTTTTCTTTGTTTAAAATCCACTTCTCTAAATTGTCGTGCATTTCCGACCCAATTGTAGAAGACTGGTTTGTAATTCGTTCGCTTTCTTCTTTGCCTACACGAGCTTTCCAATCGTCTAATGCTTGTTTACTTTCGGCGCTTTTTGTTGCCGACAAAATTGTAGTAACACTAGGTAGCATACGAGACTCACCAACGTCGTACACGCGGCGATCTGGTAAGTTTACCTGTTTAATTTTTTTATAAGTGTAAGGAGATGTTATTATCATTTAATAATTATAGCAAAAAAATTGAATATATGCAAATACTATTTGACTACCACAAGACGTGCCATTGTATAGTATTTGATGTTAACGGGTTTACTTCGATCTGAATTGTATATCCAAGTTTCCTAAAATATTCAGAAACTTGGTTAAGCTGGTCTGTTATTTCCCGGCTTGTTTCGTGACCTGCCCACACACGATAATAATCAACAGAATTATAATCGTCTGTGTCAACTTGTGGTATAGCAACTGCGCCGGAGCCGGTACCAACAGGACTATCAACAATTTCAATTGTTGCTTGAGCTGTGTACCCTGCGCCGCCTTTAACGACATTAATATTAACAATTTGGCCGTTGTCTAAAACAACATCAAGCACTGCACCGGAGCCGCGAGTATCAATTACATTCGCACTAGGCTTTATATCGCCGTATCCCGAGCCTCCGTCGACCACGATTATATTTACAACTTGGCCGACATTAGTTTCTACAACACCGCGGAAGCCGGTGCCCGTTGGGTGATCTATAACGACTTCAGGATATATTGTGTTATAGTTTTGCCCTGGGTTTACAATATTAACAGACGTAATAGCACCAAATGTATCTACTGTTGCTATTTGAATATTAGCATTAACGCCGTTAGGGTGTATAACTGGAATTTGTGTTCCTGGAACATATCCTGTTCCTGGAACTAATATGTTTGCCTCTATAATTTGTCCGTCAAACTCAATCAGCTGAACATCAGCATTGCCGCTGCCGAGTGTAGTTAAATCTGCAACAGGCTTAACAGGATCATACCCTGTACCGGGCGCGTCGATGCTAAACCCAGTAATAATGCTTCCTGAAACAATCGGTGTTATTAATGCACCAGTGCCGCTTGGGTGCGAAATTGTCGCCGATGCTTTAAAAACTTCGTACCCTGTTCCAGAGTTTAAAATAGTAACACTCTTAATTTCGTTGACTGATGTCATTGGGCTATTGTCTGCAACAACCACTTCTAACCGGCCATTATCAATTGCGTCGAGTATTGCTTGCTGGATTGCACATATTTCCTGAAAAATAACATTGTTGTCCCTTCCTGCAATCCTAGCTTGACTTGCGGTGATAAATTGTGTTTGGTTATTACAAGACATACTATACTTTACCTTTTAGTGCTTTTTTATGCTCTTTTTTGCTGCTTTTGCAGCGAGCTTTTCTACTTCTTCGTCACTCTTCTTGTCGCCCGAAGTGTCTATATCGCTCACAGAGCCCGACAAAGATACTCGGAAAGTTGTTGCATTTTGCACAATCGGGTTATTGTGCAAAATATTCAATAAGCTATCTTCGCTAACATTGTGGCCCATTGCCCGAAGCCACTTTACAAGCTTGACTGTTGGAACATCTGTTACATTATTAGCTTTTAATGAGATAAGCAGACTATTTAAGTCTGCTTCTATATTGTCGGCGTCTACTGAAATAACTTCAAAGATTTTCATTTACTTTGCTTTTTCTCGTGCTGCTAAAACTTTTTCTTCTAGCTTTTTGATCTTCTCTTCGAGTGCTTTTCTTTTGTCTTCAGCAGACTCTTTTGCTTCTCGACCTAATGGTTCGTCAATTTCTTGCTCTGGGTCAGCAATAACATCGTCAGCTTCGGCGTCAGCTTTGGCGTCAACTGCTGGCTTTTCGATGCTTGCTCTTTCCATGTCGTTGTTTGTCGGCAAACGACCTGTTGCAATAGCTTCAACAGACGAGTCAATTTTGTCTTTAGCATCGCGAAGTTCGTCGATTACCTCTTGCAATTGATTGCTCATCATTTCGCTAAACACAGAGCTAACATCACTACCAAATGTGTCGCGCATTTGATCAACAACAGGGCCTAAATCTTCGTTCATTAAGCGACCTACCTTTTCAATCATATCTTGCAAGTCTTGCGAAAAGCTTTTTGAAGCCATAATAACTTCAGCTTGTTCAATTTCGCCTTCGACTAATGTTCGCAATTGCTTAACATATGATTCTTTAGCTTCCAAAATTTTCCCAGTGTCCATATTTTCCTCTTCTTTATATGTTTGTTTAAATTGTTTTAATGCCTGTGCTATTTTTTTGCGGGCTTCTTTGTCTAGCTTTACTACTTTGTGAGGATTTTTAAATTTTGGCTTAACTGGCTTATCGAGATCATCGTCATCGTCAGCTAACCCAAGAAATGATTTTGCAGCTTTAGCTTGCTTGTCACCCACGTATGATGTTTCGCTATTTGGGTCGTAATAGTCTTCGAGTAAATCACAAATTGTATTAGCAATATCGTCAATTTCTTCGTCAGACTCAGTAATCAACAAATGCTCGGTGATTGTTTCAAAAACTTCGTCTATGTTGATTGCATCACTGTTTGCTTCTTTAATAAGCTTATCAAACGCTTCATACATCAAAGAGTATTTTAAAAGCTCTTTGTCGTTGATTTTGCAATTTTTTTCTTTTAGCTTAGCAAGAATTTTGCCTGCGGTTTCGCGGCCTTCTTTTAGCTTCTCTACACTTTGTGATTTAGGTAGCTCTATTCCGTACAATGTTTTTAATGCTGTAAAAACATTGCCCGATTTTTGTAAAATATTAAATTCATTTAATAACATAAGACATTTCCTTTGATTATTTCTTATATTTATCAAAATATGATAAAAAGCCATTAAAGCCAGAGTGTGGCAATGGTTTAAATTCTTCTTGATAATGCTCGAACTTTTTTGATTCCGCTCGCATAAACTAACATACTTTCGTTTATGCGAGCGCGGAGTATTTCATTTCGTTCGGGCATTTTTTTAACACACGATTTATAATAAATCATGTTAGTTTTCTGTTTTGACAATATGTCATTTAAATCTTGTAACTGCTTGCTTACGTCAGAGCTATGTAAAAACAAATGATTATAGCAAAATAAAATTGCTAATTCAAACGAAGCAATACATTCAAACACAGGCTCGCCGTTTTCTATACAATCGTAAAACCCGTAGCTATCTTTTTTAATTAAAAAGTTATGATACTTATAGCCATGTTTTGTTTTTTTAACAGAATAACGCTTAACAGAATCAATAACAGATTCTTCAATCTTTTTTAATATGCGTTCTTTAATTTGCTCGCTAAGTTTCATATTATTTTTTTGACTTTTTTGTTTTTTTCTTTGGTTCTGTTCTTTTTTGTACACCGCCCAATGGCATTGCAACAGAAGCAACACAACCAGCTGATGTTGTTTCTTTAACGCCTGCTAAAGCTTTTATACGATTTATTTCGTCTTCGTCGATGATTTCGTCTTTTTTGACTCGCTCGGTGCCTTTGTGTGTTTGTACAACAACATCGTCGTTTGATACACTTTTGACTGTTGCAGGAATTGACTCGTCTCCTGATTGAATGTTTACTTCGTCGCCTGTTTTAACTTCTTTGCTGTTTTTATTGTCTTGCTTTGTTGCCGACGGCTTACTAAACTTGCCAAATGATCCGAACGGATTATCACCCTCTTCTATATACATACGAACTTTTTTATCGTCGTTTGCTTTTAGTGCTTGTGCTAAATCTAAGTAATCAGAAAATGTTAATAATTTTATTTTCTTTTTTACGTCATCTACATCAATATCAAGATAATCTGCTACTTGATCAGCTAATGTCGATTCTGCAATATATTTTACTTTTTTATAAATGTTCATTTGTTTAGTTTCCTTAACATTTTAGATGCTGGGTTTGTTCGTTTTGTTCTACGAGCTTTTCTTGCCATTCTTGCGCCTTGGCGTGCTTTAGTTTGTTTAAGTCTTAGACGTCGTTTTATGTCAATTGGTTTGTTACATTGTCCGGGTGATGATACAACCCTTCCTTTGCGTGGCCCTGACGTGCAACGGTACTTTTTGACAACTTTATTGCCCGAACGTGCCCACACCATTCTTGCTTCACACACTTCTGTTTTTTCGTTTATTATATCTCGAATAATCATTAAAACTCCGACAATTTAAATTCTATGTTTTGGCCGGCGCCCTTAGTTTTTAAAACTGTTGCATTTGCTAATACAATGCCGTCGAGTTCGTCGATTAAAAATCCTGTTGGGCCAATTGTTCCGTTTGGGCCATCGTTGTTGAATATGTCGCCGCGCTCTACAGCAAACTTCCATTTGTATCCTTCGCCTGCTATCTGCGTTGCACCTTCTGCTGCAACATCAGCAACAGGAACAGGGTCGTTCATCACAACAGGCATTGCCCTTAATCCTATAGATTGAACTAATACTTCGAAGTTTTTTTGACTCACGTCTGTTATATTTCCGGTGACAAATATATTAACATCTGTTGCGGTAGCTGGGTCGGTTGTCGCGCCAGGCGATAAAACAAAAACCTCATAGTACCGTATATTATCTGTTAAACTCTGAAGAGCACCAGAAGCTCCGTGTATTTTTTCTGGCATATTTTAAAACCCCTTTTCTTTATTTATCTATTTTTAAATACAAAAACATTATTATTGGAAACTCAGCCATAAAAAAACGCCGCATTTAGCGGCGTTTTTAGTAGTTTTAAAAAATTAAGCTACTGCAAAAGTGCCAACTGTCCAACCAGCTGGTGCTTCGCTTGCATAACCTAATGCAGCATAAGTGTTAGTACCATCGTTTTCTAACATGATAATAACGCCTTCTGCTTGAAGTTCTAAAACGTCTGCTTCTGTCAAAGAAGTTGCTGCTTTTCTTACAAAAATAACTGATCCGCCTTCGATGAAAGAACCAGCTTCTGGAATCAATCCGTTTACTTTTTGAGTCATTGTTTATTTCTCCTTAAAATTTTTTTGGTCAATAAGCAAATTGTTTTATACTTATTGCCTTACACTTTTATTTATCACTTTATGGCATTTTTTACTGGTTTTTGCGCTTCATCATTGTGATTTTTCGCTTCATCACTGGTGTATTTAATTCTTCTTCAACATCAATGAGCGCAGACAAAAAGTCGCTTGTTAAGCTATCTCTATATAAGTGATAGTATGCAAGATCATAGTCGTCTTCAACAACTGCATTTCTTGCAGCATCAATTCTTTGCAATACCTTTTGTTTAACACTGTTTTTATTTAATACGCCGAAACCGTGTACTAGTACATCTGGGTTTTCGAGGTCAAACACTTTTTTGTTTGCAAGCTCGCCAGATTCTTTAATCTTTTTAGATGCTTTTTTAACAAGACAGTGAATATCATTAATGAATCGTTTTCTGTAATGAAGTGGCGACTTTTTAAACTTCTTTGATGCAAAAAGAACTGCACGATCAATTGCTTCTTTTGCATCCATATCATCTAAAAACAATGTTGCTGCTACAGCAGGAAGCTTTGCTTCATCTGTATAGCCTTCTACTGCAAACGCGCCTGCAAAATTTTCAGGAAGTTCTGCAATTGGTTCTGCAACATAAAACCCTAATGCATACGCATTTTTGCCAACTTTTTTAATATTGTCGTCGATGTCGTCTTGTTTTTGCTGCAAATATTCAACTAGTTCGTTGATTAAGTTTGCAATTTGTTCTTCTTTGTTTGGTTGTGGGTCTTCTTCGTATTCGGCTAGCATGTCTTGGATCAACTCAAGCTTTTCTTTTTCGTGATCAGTAACATCTGCTGTTTTTAAATCCATTCCGACAAGCTCTTCTTCAAATTCATTGATTATATTTTCGAAAAGTCCTTTCATTTTTTTTTCTCCTAGTTAACTTATAACCTGCGGCGAAGCCGCCTACTATAGCAGCAACACCTAATGCTGTTTTTTGTGTTTTTGTTAGCGAGTCGACTGGTCCTGTGTGCTTTTTTATAAACGGAAGCAAGTCTGCTCGCATACTAATTGCTCGTATGTATTTATACAATTTTTTAAATACACTGCTTTTATCCGCTGGGCGAAGTTTGTCCCAGTTGGTAATTTCTCGTCGTATGTTTTTAAATATAGAGTTATCCATATTTAACATGTTTTCTAACTTAGTTGCTAAAACATATAAGTCTGTTGATTTAGCTTTGTCTTGTGCAATGCTACGCAAATAACGAATCATGTATTTTCCGACAGTAATATCTTTTTTGTACTGCACTTCAAGATCAACAGAACCATACTTTGTGTCTCCAAAAAACAAGTGACATAAATTATACAGGTCATTTAAAGAAACACGATAGTGGTCAAAGTTATTAAACGCGGCAGCGGCAGCCGCATATTGGCGCGCACTCATTTCTGTTTCTGATTCTTGCGCCAGTGCATACAATGCAATGACATATAAATATAATAGTTGACTTCCTGCTTTATAATCTATTGCAGATAAATCGTTTTTATTTCTAATAAATTTGCTTTCGTCAAGCGAGCGTAAGAAAGAAAATTTTTCTTCTTCATTATCTGTGCTATTAAATGGCCACTCTTTTTTGTACATTGTTCCCTCTCTTTTTACACTACTTGGTCTAGTTCTGGTGGCACTGGGAACCCTTTTCTAAGTATCCCTTCTTTTGCCATTTTTAAAATATCGTTTCTTTTATCGGCATATACAAAGTCTTTATCCATAACCGCAGCAAAAGTTTGTTCCCATGTTAACAAATCATTTGGTTCGGCATCTGGCCCAAACATCATTTTAGCTGCTTTTCTTGGGTCGGCTGTTAACAATGTTTTATTAATTGTTTTTGTTGTTTTAACAATCCCCTTTTTCCCCATTCTTGTTTGTTGTCCTGTCAACAACCCTTTGCCTAAGTCAAAAAAGTTTCTTTTCCATTCCACGTCAACTTCGTTGCCTTCTTTATCTAGTGCGGTTTTGAGTGTTTCGTAATCCATGTATTTTGCTATAGCATACAGCAATTCGTTTCTGTATAAACCTTTGTATGGGGACTCGTTCCATGCAGGCGAATAATATGCCCATTTAGCCCAATCTACGCTATCTACAGTCATTAAATCAAGCTGAACATATTCGTTGTCTTGTCTGCCATCTGCATTAACAATAGGCCACGCTAAACTAATAATTCCCATGCCTCGCATATCTTTAACTTCGGGCGACAAGTCGCTTGCAACCTTATAGATAAAATCATATAATTCTTTTGGTGTTTCAATTTCTTCGTTGTTTTTGATGATTGCTTGCACACTAATTGCAAGATCAATGTCGCCACTAGAATCGCCTGGTGCTTTTTTGCCGGTACTTCCTAATAGCCCAATGTCACTTTTTGTTATATTAAGTCTTGGCAAAAGTGTTTTATATATTGAGTCTAGTGTTGCTTCAACATTTTCTTGATTAATGCGAGACGACATTTTTATTGCGTTGCCGCCTTCTTTAATTGGCATTTCAACTTCAAACAATTTCATATTATATCTTCCTGCTATATTTCAATTTATTTAAAAATTCTTGTTCTAACTCGTCATAAAATGCTTTTTTGTTAAATTCAACAGCTGGATCAATTTTTATGTTTGCAAAAAAACTTTTATCTGTCATTATTGGCAATTCATTGTTCTTTGCAACATCTTTAAATGCACTTCTATATAATAGTGAAATATGCTTTATTGTTTCGTCGTCGAATCCTGCCTTTTTTAATTCCGTTGTAGTTGTTTCTGCATCTTTTGGATATGCACTTAAAAACAAGAGCTTAAATATATTGCCTTTATTAAAGACAATATTACTAATCTTTTTAGTAAGTGGTGTGTCTATAAATTCAGACATCGCCTTGTGCTCTTGTTTATACCTTTCGTATTTTTCGCGTATTTGTTTTATGTCATCCATCATCGTACCCCAGGTTTGTGATATTTTCCATAAATGCAGTGCACCAACTCGTGTCCCCACGTTTCTATAACTCTTTTATCTTTTACAGAACGTGGCTCTACAACATGCACATCGCATATTGGGTTTTCTTGGACACTTGCAGGGCTCCATGTTGCCCAGCCTTCTCGCAAAGCATTTGCATACTTGTCATTTTTAAGTTCTGGTCCAAGATGTTTTTTGTATGCTTCTGTAACTTCTTTTTCATTTTTGTGAACAAACACACGCAACACAATTGGCTTGTTTGCTCTATCAAAGTCTTTTGTTAAATTAGATTGATCGTCACACGCCCACAAAAACAAAAATGCGATCGATAATATAGTTATTTTAATAATGTTAGCCATAATAATTAGCCTCCTAGCTCACTTAGTTGCCGACCAACAAGTATCATTACTAGGTCGGCTGTTGACTTAGCTAGACGAGCTTTTCTTTCCATTTCGTCAAGTGTTTTTTTCATCACAGCAAACGATTGCAATGTTCGCTTATGAATCTCGTCATCGTATGTAAACTCTCTGTCTTTTATTGTAACTCGATAGTCTTTATACTCGTTTTTATATGTTTCTAGTAAGTCATCAAATTCTTCTTGCTTTTTTTCAATAAATTTAATCCAATACTGTTTGACACTTTCAAATTTTACATTTTTTGAAATTGTGTCTATAATTTCTTGTGGTGTTTTTCCTAGCTTTCTTAAATGTCGCTTTGCTTGCATTGTGCCGAGTTCAGGATGACCAAGCGAAGTTGCTAACCCGACTAATAATTTGCCGTTAAACGAATTCACCGCTTTTAAGCTTTTTGGCTTGCTTGTGAGGTCGTCCCTAACTTTCCATGCAAAATTTTTGACAGCGGTAAACATATCTTTGTCAACAACTTTAAACATGCTATTGTTTTCTTTGTTTCTAAACACAACTCCTTCAATCCATCCGCCATCTGTTATTTCTGGGCCGAACGAAGATTTTATCTTTCTTACTAGCTGGTCTAACAACAATTCTTTAATCTCATGTTTGAGACCAGAGACATGCCCTGCTTCTTTATCAACAGTATATATTTTGTTATTAATTTCTTGTCTTTTCTTTTTAATTATTTCTTTTACCGATTTCCAATCCTGTTGTGCAACAGATTCTGGTCGCTTGTTTAGCGGAATACTCAAAATTTCCGCATTACTAAAGTTATATATCCCCGACGGCCGCAACAAAAAGTTTTCTAATTCGTCTAACTTATTCTTAACAGTCGCCCACAAGTCTGTATTAGTTATACTTTTTGCATCAGTTGTTGGCGTTTTTGCAAATGCCCAAACGTGTGTTTCTGGTTGCGTATTTATTGTTTTTCCGTCAAGAGTAAACGGTGCGTCTATTGTAACAGACACTGTCTTGTTATGCAAAACTTTTTTCATTTCTTCGATGTTGGGGGTGCCATTCGCTGGGCGCAAAAATATAATCCGATTAACTGAACTATCGTAAGGCACAACATTGGGCAATTTCCCAAAAAGAACTTCAACATCAACACTATCGCCTTTCTTAATAGCACCAGCCTTTTTAATTATGGGGAACACTTTTTCAAGTGCTGCATGGGCAGACCTTTGAAATGTTGTGTTAAACTGTATGGGATACTCGTCAACACTACGCATTCTTTCTGTTCCGTTTTTTGTTTCGCGGCTTGTATAAAACCCGTTTTCGTCATATCCAAACTGAAGATTAGACCCATCAACTTTTTCGGAAATTTCGTAGTGTTCGAAATTCTTTAGTGCATCAATAAACTGATCCACTGCCAGATCTTCGATGTGCGATATTCCTTCAAACATAGGATTTGACAACATTTTTAAGTTCATACTTAATTGCCTTCTTTTGCAACCTTTGCAAGGGCCCGAGAAAATCTCTTAGGGTCTTTTCCTTTGATGCTGCTTATAAAACGCTTTTTAAGATAATCTGCTTCTTCGTCTGGGTATGACTCGTCAATAAATTTAAACAAGTTAATCACAGATGCGATTATGTGTGTTGCACGGGTATCTAGTACCTCGTCTGTTTTTAACACAGGAAACAGTTCGTTTAGTTCTTCAAATATACTTTTTCGCACAACATTACCCTTTTACGTTGCTTAATGTATTTATCGTTTAAACAGTATTATTATTTTCCTTTCTTCAAGATGTCGCGCAATTTTGCGCTCTTTTCAAGGACATCGTTGCCTTTGGTAGGACTACTTTTGGCAGGTTCTTTAATAACAGACCCAGTCTTTAAGTTATTAATGATATTAGATGTTGTTTTAGACATTGAAGATTCTTCCCCTTCTTCTAAATCAGAAATGCGCAATGTTTTTACATCAAATTTTAGATCAACTTTAGAGCCAACGCCGCTACTTGAACGAGTTTTCATAAACTGTACTTGGTAACGACCGCTTTCTTTCATTGCAGGGGTTACAAATATACCAATTACATTGTCAGCAGTGTTGATTTTAGATATACCGCCCGAAATATGCTGGTGGTCGAATTCTATTTCTTCGTGTGAAGCACGGTTTAACTGTGAGGCAGTGCAGAATAAAACATCTAATTGTGTTGCTAAGTTACGAAGTTCTTCTGAAACATATTTGTCTTTAATGAACATGTCTGACGGATTGACACGCACACTCATCGGCATACACAAGTCTAAATAGTCTAGCAAAACTGCGTCTACTTTAATATTTTTTTGTATTTCATATTCTTTTATGTACGCCAACACATCATTTGCTGTACACCCGTTTGGCATTTGCTTAATACACAAGCGGCCTTTATGCGCTCTATGAAAGGCAGCAACACGCAAACTTACATCGTCGACGTTTTTTAATAACTCGTTTGTTGAATAATTTGAAATCATTGAGTCGAATCGCATAGAACACAATTTTTCACTTAATTCCAACGAAAGGTAAACTACATTAAGTCCTTGCTCTACCCAATTAAGTGCTAAATTTTGCAAAAATATACTTTTACCAGCGCCAGATTGCCCTGCAAAAATATTTAATGCGCCGCGAGTAAATCCGCCATACAGTTTTTTATCGATGTCGCGCCAGCCAGTTGAAAACATTTCGTCGTTGTCTCGCAAGTTTTCGAGGCGTTCAGCTGGATTTTCGAAATAATCTGTACCTAAGTCTTTTACTAACCCTACTTGTACTGCTTTTTTGATCCTGTCTTCAACTTCGCCGTAACGCTTTTGTTCTAGCAAAGGCGCCGAATTTAAAATTTCTCTCTCTAACGACTTATGTCGTGCAAACTGTTCAAATTCTGCCAAAAACCAATCTTTGTGGCTTTCGTGCATTCCCGACAATCTATCAACTTCTTTGCCTACAACTGCTTTGATCTGCTCATATGTTGGCAAATCAGAAAACTTCATATAATGTTCATTCATGAAATCGACAGTTTTTGCATTTTGTCTATCTTCAAAATACGTCGACTTGAGAATGCCCTTACACCGAACATACAACTCTGGGTCACATAGCATCATCGAAATGAATAAGTCTTCTACTTCTTTTGTATATTCGGCAATACTAGTTTCCATAACTCTCCTTGTTAATTGTCGTCATCATTTTTCTTTTTAATTTAATAGCAAATTGGCTTGTTTCTACATGCTCAAGGATACTCTGGACAGTTAAAATTCTTCCGTATTTTTTTGACGCATCTGCGACATCTTTAATATCTTTGCTCCAAGGCGGGAATGATACTGCCCAGTTATTTTGTAAAGCAATATCAATCATAACTTGTCCGGCTTTGTCGTGATCTGGCACAACAATAACTTGCTTGTTTAGACTATTTATTAAATTTGCTTGCTCAGGGCTAATAGTATTGGTTAGTGGCGAAATGCCATCAACAAGAAAAGCATCAAGCACCCCTTCGGCAACAATTACATAATTACGCGAACTGCTTTTTTGTTTATCTAAGTTGTAAATATAATGCAGCGGCTTTTCGTGTATGTACTTTGGTATTTCTTTGCTTGGTGGGTTGCCAACTATTCTTTTAGTGTATCCAACAACCTTTCCTTGATAATAAAATGGCAACACCACATACTTATACAACAACTTTTCTTTAGTCGAACACCAGTAAATATCATCAGGATATAAAAGCCGCCGCTCTTCTAAATATGTAATTGCTTTTAAAAGGTGCGGGTCAGTACACCCTTCTTCTACGTGGCGGCGAATTGTTTTAGCGCCAGGCGGAAGACTAGTTTCTGCCCACATATCTGCAATATTCTTTTTTAATACAATTTTAGGCTTGTCGCCAGGACTAACTTTTTGCTTATACAGTTCAAATATAAAACGCTTAACATTATATTCTGGCATTCCGATTGCACGTAAGAACCATCCAAATGATTTGGGCATTGTTTTGCCAACTTCTACCCTAGACGAAAATCCACAATTGAAGCAATGAACACCAATAGACTGCCCTGGCTCGTATAATATGCCAAACCGTCGTCGTTTGTCGGGATTATGTCCTTTCAAATGACATAGCTTGCAATTTTGCTTGTGCCAGCCAGATGGTGTCTTTTTTAGCGGGCCAAGACACAACAAAATTTCTTGGTATAATGTGGCAAGTAATTGGTCCAAAACGCGACTTCCTTGTCAATGATGATCTTATAGTATTATAACAAAATACACAAAAAAGTCAAGCGTTAATTTTAATTTCTAACTTCTATTTTCTTTATTTGACCACTGTTCAATGACGAATCTTCTCTGACAAAACGAAACCACATGCAATTGATTTGTAATACAACCGGGACTATGCCTGTATAGTTTTCAACTTCAATTACGTTTGTTCCTGTGCTTGTTTGTATTGGGAAAAATCCATTCAAGTTTGTACCTGGCACATCTTCAAGTGAACCATAAAACTCAATCTTGCCTGTATAGTTTTCAAAATGCATTGCTATTGTATGAATAGATTTTGTATAGCTGTGTATTCTGCCTGCAGGTACTGCACTTGAATAATAAACATTAGGTCTTTGTTCTGTATTGTGCGGAACCCACTCTGTTATTTTATATGTTGGTTTAGGCTCAACGTGGGCTTGGCCTGTTATTTCTACGTTCAGCACAGCGTTTTCGTTTTCGTCAGAATAGAACGGCGTTTGAATTATTTGGTCTGCGAGGCCTGGTACTAGTTCTTCTCCAGAAGTTATGACCATTTTGTAATATCCTTCAGAAATGTCAGACAGATCTGGTTCTAATATTTTTAACTCTACAAGACCTTTTTCTGCTAAATGATCTGCGTAACGCTCAATGATTACTTCTTTAGACGACGGATCAAAAATCCGAACCCTTACAGAGCGGTGATCGATTGCTTGTGGTTTTCTGTCCCTGTTATAAACACGAAACTTAATTGAGTTGTCTACGCCTTTATGTATCTTGATTATGTTATTGTGCATCGCCATATTATTTGTCCTAAAGCATGTTAGGGTGTCATCATACACCAAATGATAAATTGTTTCATATAAATATATATTGTGCTGCATAAAACCCTACCTTTTAGTGTATTTATCATAAAATATCAAGAATGGTTTTGCCAATTCTTTACTTTATCACATATTTTTATTGCTAGATTTTAAATCAGGTAAATACATACATGAGCAACAAAATAACAATAACAAGCAAAGATAAAGAATTAATTCAGCGGGCATATCCATTCTTAACTTGCATGTCTTGGCAAGGCAAAGAACTTATTGGTATTGTGCAGAACACCAACGACAAAATGATCAGCTTTTATAACTATGAAAAGATACCAACTGCTGAACAAAAACGATTATTTTTAGAATGCGGCGAGTCGTGGTGGAATGAGTCTAATCGATTACTTCCGATAAACATTTTTATGCAAGGAGCTATGTCACAGTTCCGCGAATGCTTACAAACATTTAAGCTTAAAGAAACAGAAATACTATTTGGCCCAGTTACATCGCTAAATAATTTATTAACTAAGCGAATTAAAAGAAGACAAATAAAACTTATAATTAAAAATTAAACACCGCACAGCAAATTTAGCTGTACTACAATTGCTACTGCATACGCAATAGAATGCGATTTTTTAAAATAATAACTGCCATCTTCGGGCTTTTTCCAAATCTCTTTTAAAATTGTTTCTTTATCGCATTCTTGTAAGTGCTTTTTGCTTGGTCTTATTAATGCTAATATTATTGCAAGATCTTCTATACTACGTGGTTTAAACTTTTTACATACGCTAAAATAATTACCAATATGAAATAGCTGCTTAACTACTTCTTCATCTTCAAATAGTTCCCATTTTGGTTCTGTGTTTATCAGCCGCAACAAGTGTTCTTCATCTTTAACGTCTTTATAAAGATGAACATTGAGTATGTCTATTTTAAAATACCCTAATTCATCTGCTTCTTTATACTCTATGGTCGAAATATTAGTAAATGGGTCAAACGGAATGTCTTGAAAATACACACCCGTATTGTGCTTAACTTTTTCACCATTTTTGTCCATCATGGCGAGGTGATGTTTTACAATAGACAGTGCTTTGTCTCGGTCATATACGTCAATGTCGATATCTGCTCGATCTGTCATAGGTTAGCTTCCTTTAGTATAGATTGCACAAATTCAACATCTTTTTTTCTAATCTTAAAACGCACTGCCCAGATGTCTGGATCAATTATTTTTGCAATCATTCTCCCTTGTTCTTCAGTTAGCTTTGAAAACAGTTCTTCTGCAGAATCTGCTAAGTACAAAACCCACGGACTAATTCTTCCAGATGTGATAATATATGTTGCTTCATTTATATTAACTTTTCTAAAAAAGTCACTAAACGATTCGCCGTTCTTTTCGGCCCATTTACTCATAGTAACAAGAGAACGTTCAATTGCTTTTTCAACCGGTTCTTTTTTCATCAATTCATGCAAATAGTCATAGTATACGTCAATATCGGTCCATTTTTTCATAGGTATTCCGTTTTTCACTAAATACTCTAAGAATGCTTCTGGATTAATTATGCGTTGACTTTCAGCATACCGGCCAAACTTAATAAACGACAAATATAATTGACTGTTTATAAAGTCTTCGAATGTTTTTGGTTTTTTAGCTCGTGTTGTTAACTTATAAAACTTCTGATAGAACAAAAACCCAAGCCGCGACGACTTAGTGTCTTTATCATTATACCGCTTTTTCTTTGGGCATAAATGTGTTGCAAGAGTTTTTTCTTGTGTAAACGATTTGTTACAAAACTTGCACTTATTTTTCGCTTTCTTCGTCAATTTTTTCATATCTCACAATGTCGTCTTCTTCAAGATAACTTCCTAGTTGTACTTCAATTATCTTTAATTCGTCTTGCCCAATGTTTGTTATTTTGTGCTTTTCTTCAATATCGACACGCACCATATCGCCGGGCATTTTTATGCTTGTAGTATCATTAAGGACAACTTCTGCTGTCCCAGAGACAATGACCCAATATTCTTTTCTATGATAGTGCTTTTGCAAGCTTATGAATCTGCCTGGACTCAACACCAACTCTTTTACCTTGCATGTTGGTGTATAATACAACACATTATAATGCCCCCAGCGGCGAGTTGTCAAATCTTGTGTCCAGTTTTTTAAATACACGCTGCTTGCATGTGTTTTTTCTGCCCCTCCTACACCAAATACAAACTCTACTTTGTCTACACCTAGGAAATGCTTTTGTTCGGGCGTGGTGCTTTTTGTTCGGTCGCCACCGTTTGCAAATATTATCTTGCTGTCTTTATGTCGTGTCAATGCATCTTTGATGGCGGCGACAGACGTGTCGTCAGTATCGTCGTCACTTTCCATTAACACAACTTCGTCAACACACCCAATAGCCGATAAAATATTACAACGATCTTCACCAGGCATAAATGCTTTTCGTTTTTTGCGACGAAGCCACTCGTCGCTGTTTGCGTATACAACTAACATGTCGCCAAGTTTTGCAGCTTCTTGAAATAAAGATATATGGGCAGGCGTAACAGGATCGAAGCCGCCGGTCACAACAACAACACTTTGCGGCTTATTTGAACAACTCTTTAATTTCTTTATCATCATATCCGTATTCTTTGGCTAATTGGATCAAATCTTCCTTTGTATTTAATCGTTCTAATATTTTAAGATCATCTAAGCTATAACTTGGGTAAACAGAAGATAAAAATTTCTGTATTTTGGACTTCTTTTTTCCTTTTGGAACGCCCGGCCACATGTGTTTGTAAGTTGATCCAACACCTTGCACTGTCATTAGTTTCCAAAGCAATTCTGGATGCTTAGTTAATGACGAAAAGTTTTTGTTTACATATTCATTAACTAAATCTAATACATGTGGTGCGAGACCTTTATCATTCACTGACGAAACCCATATCATTGCGGTCCATGGCACAAATGCTTTTTTGGCATCGTCAGATAGCCTACTATAAAAGCCAGTGTCGCATGTGTCGGCGGCTTTTGTTAATTCAAATATATTAATAGGCGATTTAGATTTTGTTGCTTTCTTAGCCATAAGTAACACCCTTATTCAAATAAATGTGCAGGATCAAACGGTGTTGATACTTTGTTCGCATCTCTAACAAAATATGCACACAGTGGTTTTTCTTTGTCTTCTATTGGCACAGGCAATAAATGTCCGTATTTTAACTTCGGCATGTGCCATTTTACACTTGTATAAACATCAGCAATTTCAACATCTACTGGAATTGGCATCATGCTTTTTAACGGATTATACACAACTGTTTTAAATCCTCTGTCATTTATTTCCGTCAGCGGCATAATATCCATTTCGTTAAAGTGTTCGTCGCATATCAAGATTGACCAGTCTAACGGCATTTTTATTTTATGTCCGTTTATATTTAGCACAATTGCTGGTGCATAAAAAGATTCCAAAAATATAAGAGGGACAAAAAAGTAATCAATGTAATTTTTGTCTGACGTGTCGACGACACAATAACGAAGGCAATCGTCAACTGATTCTACTTCGTCGGGCACACAATCTAAATTATAAGGTGTGTTATTTATTGTTAGCAATTTCACTTAAACATACTCCTTGTTTTGCTGCTTCTTTTATTAAGCTGGACATCCTTTTATTAACATATTTTTTT